CGCCCGAAGACCTGGTGGTTGATGCAGAAGATGATTTAAACAAACTAGAGGAGTAAAGTTATGGCGGTAGTAAGCGGAGAGACCGGCACGGTGAAATACGGAACTGATTCTGGTGGGGCTAGCACAGCAGTTGCAAATGTTAGATCATGGACTGTTGATCACACCAAGGATGTCTTAGAGTCAACAAAAATGGGGGATTCTAGTCGTACATATATTTCTGGATTACATTCATTCACAGGCACAATGGAAGTGATTTATGATAGTTCAGAATCAGGAGCGACAGTGTTCGACCCAGCCAATGATGCCACACTTCATGTGGAATTTTTTCCAACTACAACAGGTGGTCAAAAATATGAAGGCGATGTTATTGTAACTTCGGTTTCAAGAACAGCATCATTTGACGATCTTGTCACTGCAACGGTCAGTTTCACTGGCACGGGACCATTGATAGAAGCGGCTGTATAATGTTCTCTACCAGGAACAATATCAGTCAAGTGCTTTCTGCGGTATCAAGAGAGATATCGCAGATTGGCACCAAATTGGCAAAAACTTTATTGGTTGAAGCAAAAAAGAAAACTCCAATCAAACGAGGTAGAGCCAGAAATGCGTGGAAGATTGAACGACGCGGCACAAATACAGCAGTCGTCAATCGTACACCTTACATAGGTACTTTAGAACGAGGGCGATCTAAACAAGCACCAGATGGTATTTTAAAACCCACCATCAGGAGTATGAAAAATAGGAGAAGACTATATGAATAAAGTGTTAGAAAATGCCAAGAAACATTTCAAGAGTAAACTTTCTGGCGAATTAAAAAAGATAACTGTGCCAGAATGGGAACAGGATATCTATTACAAAGGCACTTACCCTTTTGCTGTGGAATCAAAAATTATTGAACTACAACAACAAGGTAAGACCGTGGAGGCATTGGTTGAATCTGTGATCACAAAATGTTTGGATCCAGAAGGCAAACCAGTGTTCAACAAATTCGACAAACTCTCGCTGATGAATGAAGTTGATCCAGCAGTATTGGTAAGAGTAGCCAGTGCAATCAATTCGGCCACTAGTGAATACAGTTTAGAGCAAGTCGAAAAAAACTAAAAGAGGATGCTGAAATATTTCTATTGATGCATATTGCCAAAGAGTTGGGCAAATCTTTAGAAGAAGTCATGCAGTTCAGTGTCCTGGAAATCCAATTGTGGAGTTCATATTTTAAAATACAGCGTGACGAACAACAAAAAGGAATGAACCATGGCGGAGCAAATAAGAATAGAACTGGTCGTCGTCGATAAGACATCTGCGGCATTAAAAAAGACCAAGAGTCAAGTGCTCAACATCAACAACAGTTTGATGACCACCAGTCAGCTCGCCAAGAATGCCGCAAGTGCATTGGCTCTTATAGGCGGAGTCAATGTGATCAAATCTATTGTGGCCACCACAGCAAGATTTGAAGATTTAAGAACATCACTGTCTGCGGTAACAGGTTCAGCAGAATCAGGCAAAAAGGCATTTGATGATATCATCAAATTCTCCACAAAGACTCAATTTGGAGTGGAAGATCTTTCTAAAACTTTCATCAAATTGAAAGCATCTGGTATTGAACCCACAGAAGAATTACTAACCACATTCACAGACACAGCGGCGATTACCACAGACCAGATTGGTACATTGGAGGCCATCACTGATCTATTTGCCAGAACGGTATCAGGAGGTTTGGGTCTTGAAGAATTAAACAGATTAGCAGACAGAGGTGTGCCTGTATTCCGTATCCTGGAAGAACAACTGGGCATCACAAGATTACAAGTTTCAGAATATGGTAAGACAGCAGAAGGTGCCAAAAAGATCACAGATGCACTTGCCACAGGCATCAAACAGCAATATGGTGGAGCCACAGCCAAAGTTGTGGGCAACTTATCCACTCAATTTTCCAACTTTTCAATTGCACTAAAAAATGCGGCGGATCAATTTGGACAAGCACTGGCACCAGAATTAAAACAAGCCACACAGGATCTCACAGCATTCATTGAAAATAATGCAGACAAACTGCCAGACATTGCAAGAGATGTGGCCAAGTTTGGCAAGGACACAGCAGAATTATTAGCCGACATAGGCAATGGCATAAGAAAATTATACAACCTAGCAGATGAATTGGGATTGGGTGAAGTAGGTATTTTAGGATTCTTGTTGTTGGGCACAAAAGGCAAAGTGGCTGTGCTGGCAATCGGTTCATTCCTTGGATTGGTTGAAAAATTACAAAAAGCTCTGGATGAAGCGGCTGAATCGGCTGAAGACTTTTCAGATAATCTTGTTGGACCAGATGATGCTTTAAACAATTGGATCACATCAACCAACAAAATGAATAATCAATTAAAATCTGGTGTGTCAAATATTAACAATTTTGGAAATGCTGGTCAGTCATTGAATGTAACACTACTGGAACAACAAATGATCTTGGACAGGGTGAATAAGACTTATAAAGAAGGCGAATTAATTTTTTATGATTTTATTACAAAGGAACAAGAACTAAAAATAGAAGCAGAGAATGCGGCAAAGGCTCAAGCGGCACTACGAAAAGAATTAGAAAAAACATTTTCGGGTCAAGTGATCAAAGGTATTCAAAATTACAAAACACAATTGGATGAATTGATTGCTAAAAAATACACCATAGCATCAATTATCAATGACACATTATTCAGTGCAATCACTACATGGGCCAACACAGCAGAAAGAGAATTAACAGAAGTTGTTATTGGTGCTAAAACACTGCAAGAAGCATTGGGCAATATTGCACAATCTGTATTGCGAGAATTAATTGCAGGATTTATCAGATTAGTGATTATCAGACCAATACTGGACAAGTTGGCAGAAAGATTGGGAGTCAATCTAGATGCGGCATTGAATAGAGAAAAAGCCATCAACAGAGAATTGCAGAAACAGATTGCTTTTAGATTGTTCTTAATGGCCATCACAGGAGGCTCAGGCGGATTTATTCCAGGCTTGGCTTCAGGAGGACCTGTGCAAAGAGGTTCGCCATACATTGTGGGTGAAGAAGGACCAGAGTTATTCGTGCCCAATCAAAATGGTGCCATTGTGCCAAACAATCAAATCAGTAAAGGTATGAATTCAGGAGCAGACATGATGCCAGTGGGAGATCAAGTCACTGTGAATTTCAACATCAACACCGTGGATGCGGCGGGATTTGATGAACTATTAGTGAATAGAAGAAACACCATCGTGGGCATAATTAATTCAGCATTAGCCAAACGAGGCAAACAAGGAGTGACATCATAATGGCGTACATAGGATTTTTCAACGGAGCAAATTCAGTGTTGAGCAATGTGGATCAAATTGGATTCAAATCAATCAATTTTAGACAGAGAACACAGACTGTGATTTCAAAAACTATATCAGGTCGTTCTGTGCGTGTGCAACAAGCCACCACACTATGGGAAGGCACACTGGAATTTCCCACACTCACACATCAACAATTTAGACAGATACAAGGATTCGTGGCATTGGCTCAAGGAGCACTCAATGAATTCGATATCATATTGCCCAACATATCTTCAAGAACAGCAGGTGGTAGATTGTACAATCTTGCTGTGAAAGATGATCAATCAGCAGGCACCACAGCCATCAAGGCTTATCAAACTGTGGATTCAGCAGGATCACCCATTGGCGTGAATGATTCAGCGGGTTATACACCAGCAGATGGATTCACCATCTTAAACATGGGTGATGTGATCAGATTTGACAATCACAACAAAGTTTATATGTGCACCACAGATATTACACCAGACACAGCAGGAGATTTCACCATCAATATTCAACCAGCACTCACCACAGCCATCAAAGGTGAAACAGGAGCAGGTCTTACAGATTCAGCAGGTGCAATCACAGAAATCACATACAACAATGTGCCATTTAGAATGATATTCAAAGGTGACACAGCAGATTATAGATACAACACAGATGGCACAGTGAATTTTAGAATAGATGTAGAAGAGGTGTTATAATGACCAGAGAATTCTCCAATTCTTTACAGACTTATCTGGCAGGAAATTCTTTGATAGAAGTATTTCTTGTTTCTATTGAAACCACCACAGGCACCAATTATTTCACATCAGCACCTTTTGACATCCAATACAATTCACAAAATTATTTGGCTCAAGGAGATTTCTTAACCATATCAGAAGGACAAGAAACAGCAGAATTACAGATACATTCTGTGAATATTATCTTGAGTGCTGTGGATATCACCAATGTGACCACTTATGGTGTGAGTGATATCATCAACAAGAATGTGCAAATACACAGAGCCTTTTTGGATCCCATCACACTGCAATTGAATGGAGATTCATCAGGAGATGCTGTGTTTCTTGCTTTCAAAGGCAAGATAGCAGGTTATCAGATCACCAACAATATCAACACAGCAGATATTCAAATACAAGTTTCCAGTCAGTTTATCAATTTCACAAGAAAAGCCGGACGCAGATCCAATCTTGTTTCATTTCAAAGAGAACACCCACAAGATAAATCAATGCAGTATTCACACGAAACACTCACAGATATTTTTTGGGGTAGAAAAGGCATATAATGATCAGAGACATTGAAACCACAGATATCAATAAGATTTTAGAATGTATTGCTGTGTATGAACAATCTGCAAAATTATCTGGTTCCAACAGCATCAACAAAGATTTTTTAATCAATAATCTCAAGCAAGGCATTATATCTCCCAATCACAAGATTGTGGTAAAAGAAATAGCCAACAAAATTGTGGGGTTTGCTGTGGGTACTCTGCTACAAAATCATTGGAACAATCAATTGTATGGAGAAATATCTTACATTTTCGTACATCCAGATTTGAAAGGCAGATCACACAAAAAAGAATTATTTCAACATTTGAATCAATGGTTTCAAGATGAAGGTTGTCATTACGCATTAAGCATGACACATCATTGGGATGAACACTATCAAGCACAACAAGATTATATTGATCAAGCAGATGATTTTTATCAAGATCAAGATTGTGTGTGTGTGGGCAAAAATTATTTAAAGGTATTACAATGATAAGATTTGAAACAACCACCATGCAACACTGCGAACAATTGAACAAAAACATCGGTGATATGGACACACGAGAAATATATGATTCCACAGGTTTAGATGCTTATCAAGGCATCGTGCTGTGTTATCAATTGAGCAAAGAAGATTGTGAAGTGGCATTGGATCAACACAATCAAGTGTTGAGCATACATGGTGTGATGGATCGAGGCACATATGGTGCTCCTTGGATGCTGTTGAGCAAAAATGCTTATCGTCGTGCAGGCTTAAGAGAGGGCATGACAGAAACCATAGATTGGGTCAATAGAAAATTAAAAACTTATGGAAGATTAATGAATTACATCAGTGAAGAAAACACAAGAACAATTAAATGGTTACAATGTTTAGGTTTCGATATCAAAGAAAAAATACAAAATTATGGTTTCAGCAAGAAACCATTCTATAAATTCGAGAGGTGTTCATAATGTGCTGTTGCTTTGACGCAGATACTGAAATAAGATTGGAAGGTGGCGTAACTAAAAAAATTAAAGACATCAAGGTGGGTGATCGTGTGATTGGCTTGAATGATCGCATCAACACTGTGAAAAAATTGATGAAACCCATCAAACATTTTAGAAATCTTTATGGCATCAATGATGGCAAACCTTTTACCACAGCAGAACATCCATTCTTAACACCTGTGGGTTGGGTCAGCATCAAGCATCAATTCAAATGGAGTGATCCAGACACATGGGCCAATCTTGTGGAAGATATTGCTGTGAAATGCAGACCAATGAAAAAGGGCATGACATTGGAACATCACAATGGCAAGATCAAAGTGCAAAATATTAAAAAACACAATAGATGGAGAGATTTTTTTAAAAGTGTTTATAATTTAGAACTGGATGGCAATCACACATTTTACGCCAACAATTATCTTGTGCATAACAAAGGTGGTGGTGGTGTTGTGGGCAAGATCGTGGGTGGAGTTACCAAAGTGTTCAAAAAGACTATTGGAAAGATTTTTGATTTCATAGGTGATGTGATTGGGTTCGTGTTTAAACCATTCGGTGTGCCAGACATTCCAGACTTTTCGGCTGAAAATGCCGCATCAGGAGTCAAACTGCAAAAGCCAGGAACCAATGTGGGCTTTCCTGTGATCTATGGCTACAGAAGAGTGGGTTCAGTGCCCATATATGCTGAAACAAATGGATCAGACAATCAAGATTTATATGTGGTGTATGCCATCTGTGAAGGTGAAATAGAAGGCATCAGAAACATCAAAGTGGATGGCAATACTATTGGAAATTCCAGTGGCACATACACAGCCGGCGCAGAATACAATGGTGGATATCCATATGATGGTGGTAGAATGGTGTTTCAATGTTTCAACGGCACAGAAAATCAATCACAATCCACATTGATGGCAGGATCAGCCAGTTGGGGTTCTGCACAGAGAACACTGCCTGGTTTGGCATATGTGGCGGCAAGATTTAGATGGATTGCTTCAACACAAGAAGAATCAGATAGAAATCCATTTGGAGGTGGAATTCCTCAATTGGAGTTTGATGTGTATGGTAAGAAAGTGTATGATGTCAGTACTCATGCAGGTGGTTTGGATCTTGCCAATGATTATGATGCATTAACTAAAACTTATTCAACCAATCCTGCCAATTGTCTTCTAGATTATCTTATGAATTCAAGATATGGAGCAGGCTATGACAAAAGTTATATCAATGCAGATTCATTCAAAATAGCCGCTGACAAGTACAATCAAAATGTGGTGCATGATGCCAATGATCCCACAAATTCAACAGCAAAAATTATCACCTGCAATGGTGTGATCAGCACAGAAGTGGAAATATTACAAAATGTTAAGAAGATTTTGAGTGGTTGTAGAACACTGATGCCATTCGTGGAAGGCAGATACAAATTAAAAGTGGAAGATGGTGGGCACCCAACAGACATCACTTCCAGCACAGTGAGTGTGGCTTTTGATGTCACAGCCGATCACATAGTGGGACCAATCACACTGTCGGGTGAAAGCAAAGAATCCAAATACAATCAAGTGCTGGTGAATTATATCGATCCAGACGAAGAATTTTCATCTCAACAAGAATTTTTCAACACCACAGGCGATTTGGCCAAAGATGACAATGAAATATTGACAGGTGAATTCACATTTGAAACCATTACTAATAGAGCCACAGCAAAAGATTTTGCTAGATTGATCTATCAAAAATCAAGAAATCAAAGAAGCATAGCCTTCAGCGCCACACAAGAATTGATGAATGTGGAAGTGGGCGATATCATCAGAGTCACAGACACCATATTAAATCTAAATCAAGACACATT